TGTTGTGTTGCTTGTATTTTTGTTCTTTCGTCTTTTCTATCTTCTTTAACTTCGTCTTTCATGGAAACAACCTTGGATTCCATTTCTTTAAGCTTCATGTTAATCTGAAACTCGTAAGACATAAGTTCTTTCTTTAAATTAGCCTCTCTTATTAATTTCTCTGTTTCAAAATTAGACTTTGCTTGCTCTAACTGAATTTTACTTTGAGTCAAAGCGTTTTGTTTTTGAACTTCTAACTGAGCAGCAACTTGTTGAGACTGTTGATTTGCTTGAGCTTGAGCTTGTATATTTTGTTGTTGCGCTAGTTGATCTCTTTCAAACTTTTTCTTTCTTCTTAGTTTCAAAAGTTGATTAGCTAATTTTAAATCTTTAACGTTTCTAATATCAATAGCGTCGTCTAAATCTAGAGATTTTTGAGCTATTGCCATTTGTATATTGTTTTCTAAAACAGCTTTTTCTTCTTCATCTGGTTGTAGTTCTATAAATATACCAAAATCATATAAATGAAGTTCTTTAAGCTCGTCTAGTGTCGCTACATTGTGAACACCTATTTGTTGTATAAAAGCTTCTCTTGTTGGTGAAAATTCTAATATATCTGATATTCTTAATGAAAGATTTTCTGCTAAATCTGAAGTTATAAACAAACCACTAGTTAATATATGCCTTGTTGCTGTATTTGAGTTAGCGGCCGCTAGTTTTTGAACGCCAACTAAAGCGTCTTTTGAAGGCGTACTGCCGTCCCTAGCTTCGTTAAGACCAGTGACATCGCGAATCATTTGTAAATAATAATTATATGTATTTATAAGCTGCGGTATTTTATTACCACCAGATCCACTTGCTATTTCTTGAATAGGTACTTTACCTGGATTTAAATCACCCTCTTGAGTAAATGATCTACCAATTACAGAACCTGTTTGAAAAAACATATTCAAAGCTTCTTGTGGGTTATAATTAGTTCCATTACCTAAATCAACTTCAGCCAAACCATCAGCGTCTAAATAAACGCCATCTGGTACCATGCGTGATAATACTTGCTGTAGCTTTAAATGAGTTAATTGAATCATATCAGCAAAACCAGTTATACGGCTAACTAATGACTCAATCTGTCCTTTGTACATACGAGGTGCACAAATGCTATAATTCATTTTAACTTTAGTAAAATCACTTTTTGGCCGTAGCATATTTTTAGCCATTTCCCACTTAAGTAACTTATCTGTACCTAAAACTAAAACACCTTCGTATAAAACTTCTAAAGATCTACCAACTTTTTGTATACCATACTGCTCAAGTATTTCTTCTGGTGGATTAAACTGATCGTCTTTAATTATTATTTTTTCAGCACCAGTAGCTGTTTCTTTAACTTTATAAACCTCGTTCATGTAGGTTTTATAGTTAAAATACAGTATTTGAACACTGTTAGAATCAGATTCATCATAGTTAGTTATTGTCCTATCGTAAAATCCGTTATTTTGAAACGAAGTTTTACTAATACTTTCTAAATCATCATCTGTTAAGCTAGGAAATTGTTTTTTTAATTCGTTTATGTGAACAGATTTTATTTCACCTACGTAATATATATCATCAAAATAAGGTGATTCTGTGTAAGAATAAACCATATTAGCCGGATCAACATAATCTACTATAACGCCTTCAGAGGTTGAAAACCTGTTTTTAACAGCGCCAACACCTATAGTAGTTAAATCATAATTAACTCTTTTTCTTGTAAGATCATATTTATTACCTTCTAATAAAACATTTATTGCTTGCTCTTCTGCAATTTCAACATTTTGTTTATAAGTTAGTTGCATGTGAAGCTCAAGTTCTTCTTTTGTTTCTGGTAAAAAACTTGGTTTATTTTCAAATAAGTTTACTCCTAAATTTTCATTAACATATTCGTTAATTTCTTTAGTTTGCATGTCTCTAATTATAGATTCCATATAAGCTGTTCTTTTACTTATACCGTAAGGATCTTGAGAAAATGCTTTTATATCAAAAGTTCTTTCTGATATACCATTAACAACTATATCTACAAACTTAGGTATAATTGGCACTGGTTTCCAATCTAAATTAAGATAAGACAAGTCGCCATTTATAGACAGCTCATCTTTATATTTTTGTATTGATTGCTCTCCTCTAGCGTACAACCTTAATCTATGAAAAGTGTTTTGATTACTTTTATATCTATTGTTGCCGTTAGTAGATTTAAACCACTCGTCTTGAATAGCTCTACCGACCTTTAAACCGTATTCTAAAGAGGCTTTTTCTTGATCGCTAGCAACTTGACTAGGAAAAAAACTTTTTACAACTGACTCAGCCATATGTTATTTTATTATTTTTGATAAATTACCACTATTACTAAACTTAGCGATTTTTATATTTATTGGTTGTTTTTCTACTTTAGCAACAGGTCTATATAAATGCCTATTGCAAGCCATTATAGCTAAACCAGAGCTTATAGCGGCATCAAACTTTGTTCTTTTATTTATATCAAACTTAGCCCAATCATTTAATGTTTTATTAAAATACATGTCTCCATATTGTGCATCTGATTTTAATCCTACATATTTATCTATATAAGATTCAATAGCTGCTGCATGTGCTTGTTTAATGTCTTCGCTAGAGTTTGGTATACCTCCTATTTCTTTTTCTGCTATAGAAAGTTTATTCCAAAGTTTATCTGGCCTGTTCATAGAATATCCTCTATAACCTCTTCTTTTAAAGTAATACAAAAGTCTTGGTTTATTATTTTCAGCCAAAAGAGGCATGCCATAAAATACACAAGCCATTAATACATCTTCAAAAAACATTTCTGCCGTTTGAGGTCTAGCTATGTATTCAAGAAAAAAAGAATTTGGAGGCGCGTCTTCCATGCTAAACTTTGTTAAGCCGTGCAATGAACCTTTAGAACCTTGCCCATCAACTGTACCAGAAATATCATAACTATCACAACCAAAAGCGCCTATATGATCGTTTCCAGGATATTTTATTCCATTTTTTAAAATTTGCTTGTTTTGCAAACTATAGCTAGGAACCCAAGTTATTTTAAACCTTCCGTTTTTATTTGGTGTAAATTTAACTTTAGTATCTTTTATTCCGTTTTCCCACTGAAAACTTCCTGTAGAAACAACGTTTGTGTTTAATAGATCTTCATTGTAATCTATTTGTTCGTATATTTTAACTAAATTAAATATACTGTTTTTTGTTTCATCTCTAAACGCGTGCTCTTCAGTTCTAGGAAACTGCCTATAATACTCGTTTAACGCATCTTGGTCGTTTTTTAAACCCTCGGCTTCATTTTGCCAATGTTCTATAACACCTGTCTCTATTAAATCACCATACGTATCTTCTACTGGTTTTTCTGGAGTATCGAAAACAGGGTGTCCATAAGAATCAATGAATCCCTCGTAGTTCCACTCCATAGGTATGAACAAAGAATATAATCCTGAGCTAGTCTGTCCATTCCTGTTTCTTTTAGTAACATCGGAGTTGTAATATAGTTTTTTAAAATTTTCTCCACCTTTATCTAATGAATTAGAAGTTGATCCCATCATACACTTTCCAATAACTCTAGAACCTAATCTAAGACAGGTTTTTGTAACCCTCCAGTTATTTAATATATTATCTGGTCTTTCCCATTTACCGCTTTCATCGTGCACTAATAAAGCTAGTTTTTCACCATCATAACTATTATCTCCTGTGTTTTTCCAATCAATAGTAGTGTCTAATCCTTCGAGCGTTTCTTGTTCTTGTTTGTTTTGTATTGACTTTCTTGTGAGCCTACTGGCTGGTATTCTATAAGCGAGTTCTGTCTTGGGCCTGTCCATACCGTCCTGGATAGGTTTGAAAAAGAACGGGTAGTTGACTGATATTGGTACAACCTTGTCTGTGAACATTTTCTTAGCATCGGCTCCAGACTTAGACAAGATACCGTACCGTGCATCTGACGTAATTGTCGCCATATTAACGGCTTCTGCTGAAGACATGAACGAAAATCCTGAACGACGGTTTTTAAGGTAACACATTCCGTAAGATCGTGCGTCTGCTTTACAAGCCTCCCAGAATATAAAGAATAATCTGTTTGCTTCCCTAAAGTCTGGTTTCCCAACATCAATCTTGCTCCACTGCAAGTACATAAAGTGAGTGCCAGTAATGTAAGTAGCCACACCTCTATTATAGAACCAATGACCTTCTTCTCGTTTTTTAAATTCATTATCAATATAATTTTCCCATTTAGCTTTAAAATCTTCTGGATAATCTCTCCACTCAAACACGCTATTAATGTTTTTAAGCTCTCTAGGGTATTCTTTAGGCTTCCACCTATCTTCACCTTTATGTATTTCTTTAGGTCGCTTAGGAAGCGCTATTTTAAGACCTTGTATTTCGTAAATTTCTCCAATTTGGCCAGTTTTACTTATAACTACAACATCATTTTCTTTGTTGTAACCGTATTTCCATTTTTTAGATTTATTTAATCTATTTAATGTATTTATTTTTATAGGTTGTATAATTTTATATAAACTCTGCTCGTACATTATTTAGATCTCCTTTCTGCAAAACCACTAAAAGTTTTTTTAGTTTCTTCTTTTGGTTTGTCTTCTAAAATATGCTCTTCTTCTTGTATTCTAGTTAATATTTCAAAAGCATCAAATATTGCTAGCTTTTTTGTTGCCGCAGCATTTTTAAGTCTATCAGCTGAAACATCATCTTCTGTATTTGTAATAATTTTTTCTTCAGCAACTTTTATTAATTCCTCAACTGCTTTGTGACCAGCTTGGATTATATTCTTTTTCGTCTCCTTGATGTTCATATTTAATTGTAATAAATTTGTTTGGAACCCTATATAGTCTTTCGTTTTCTATAAAAAACTCGTATTCAAATCCAGGCTTAAAAGAAACTAATGCGTTTTCATCTACATAACCATCGCTATACTTAACAACTCCTTTTCCAACAATTTCTTTTTCTAAAGAAAAACTGTTGTTTTCTTTTAAAGGCTTTATAAAACAAAAACCTTTTATAGCTTTCCACTCATCATTTGATTTATAAGCGTAAACTTGATCCTGCTGAACAAAAAATAAATCTTCTTTAAAATAACTTTTACTATTTTTTTCTTTACCTCTTATGTCGTAGAATCTTCTAAACACATTATGGTGAACTATAATCTCATCACCAATACTAACTTCAGTACAACCTACTAAAGGTGTTGAAATAACAATCCCGTGCCTACTAACATATTGGTGGTTTTGCATTTCAGTGTTAAGTATTAACTCGGATTCGTTTATTTTTAATTTATTATTTGTTCTTTCTTCAAAAGGTTTAATTATAAAATTAAATAAAGAATTCATTAGTACTCTAAGTTATATTCAACTGCAATAGCCATGTTTTTGTTAAAGTCTTTCCAAGGTAAAACTTCATTGTCTTTTTTAATATAAATAGAGTACTTGTTATCTTCTTCTATTATATTTTCTATAATATGACCACCATACACTTCCTGTCCAACAGAATAGTGCATGGCATCATTTTTATAGTCTCTTCCTATACTAATCTTCCTTACTAGGCTCATTTTTTGCAATTTTACCATCATTGATGTCAATGCTAACTTCACCGTAGGTTTCTTTTAATTCATCTTGAAACTTTTGAAGTTCTTCTTGAACATTTGATATACTGTGTAGTAATCTATGCTTTTCAACTTCTAGCTCGCCTAGTTTTAATTGATGTTGATTGTAGTTTTTCACTAAGTCTTGAAGCTTAGTTAATTCTTTTTTTGCGATTTTTTCTGCCATTTTATTTAATTTAA